TACTTGCGAAAGTTTTGAGGATGTCCTCGAAGCTTCTTATACACTTTATCGTTACTGTAAGCAGGATGGAGATCCTGTTACAGACCAACATCAACTGGTGCAGCAAGTTACTGATTCTGACAGTGGTGAAGACACTAATGTTAATGAGAGTCAGTCGCAAGAAGGAAATAATGACCAACCTGATATGGCAGAAATCGATGATCCTACCGATGCTGGTGGTGATATCGAACAGGATGAGGAAAACAATGATGGGAGTGGTGGTGAAGACCCAGAAGTTGAAACCATGAAGTCACTTGATCAAGGTCTCAAAGAATTTGTGGATATGTTTTCTGATGAAAGTAATTATGTCGAACTTCCTAAATTAGATTTGACTAAGATTGTTATTCCCACCTCAGAAATTCGTGAGACAATTGATTGTCATTGGAAAACAATTACAGATAATTTCAGCAAAAATGTTTCTTTATTTGAAGATGCTGATGGTAAATATAAAGAATTCAAACGTTCTGCTCAAAAGGAGGTGAATTATCTTGTCAAAGAATTTGAATGTCGAAAATCTGCTGATAGTTATGCTCGTGCTACTACTAGTCGCACTGGAGTGTTGGACTGCTCTAACCTCCATACTTACCAATACAACGAAGACTTGTTCAAAAAGGTAACTACCCTTGCCGATGGTAAGAATCATGGTCTCATCTTTATTCTAGATTGGTCTGGTTCGATGCAGTATGTGATGGAGGATACTATCAAACAACTCTTCAATCTTATTTGGTTTTGTCGTAAGGTCAATATTCCTTTCGATGTCTATGCCTTTACTTCTGAATATCCTTATGTTGTTCATGATGATAATGGTGTGGCAGATATTCGTGAACGTGCCTATGAGAAGAAAAATGGAATAGTTGCCATTGGTGAATGGTTTTCATTGATGAATATTCTTTCTAGTAGCAGCACCTCTAAAGAGTTGGAAAATGATATGTTGAATATCTATCGTATTGTTCATTCATTCATGTATTATGTTTCTTACTCTATTCCTTCTGCTCTGTCACTTTCTGGTACTCCACTGAATGAGTCATTGGTTGCTCTTCATCAAATTATTCCGCAGTTTAAAAAGAAGCATTCACTTCAGAAGGTGCAGTGTGTTGTGTTGACTGATGGTGATGCAAATGCTCTCAAGTTTCACAAAGAAGTTATGAGACAAGAAACTCCTTACATGGGATGTGTATATATTGGAGAAAATTGTTTTCTTCGTGATCGTGAGTTGGGCACAACTTACACTCTTTCAGATCAGTATGCACAATTTACTTCTGTGCTTCTTCGTAATCTTCGTGATAAATTTGTCGATACTAATTTTATTGGTATTCGTATTCTAAATAATGGTTCCGATGCCGGTTCTTTCATTCGTCGTCATTGTTACTCTAGTCCAGAACTTTATGAAAAAACCATGAAGGCATGGAAAAAGGAAAAAACCTTTACCATCAAGAGTGCCGGTTATCATAGTTACTTTGCTCTTTCTTCTTCTGTGATGTCAAATTCTGCTGAGTTTGAGGTTGAGGAAGATGCCACTAAAACTCAAATCAAAAATGCTTTTGCCAAGAGTTTGAAGAGTAAAAAGATGAATAAGAAAATCCTTTCGGAGTTTGTGGAGTTGGTTGTATGAATAAAAAATTTCCTCTAGAACATCTTGTAATAGAAGAAACAAAAGAAGTATTAATTGTTGTTAATAGTGCCATCACTGCTATGGGTGTTGGTGCTATTAGCAAACAATATTTTCCTGGATATACTCCAAAGATAGTTTCTAAAGAGTATTTGATAAATAAAAAAGAAGATTGAGTATACTAAAAATGAGTAGATTTGGAGATATGGTTCGTGGAAAAAAAGCACCACAACCAGCACCAGTTCCAGAGGTTGTAGTAGAAGAACTCCCTGTTGTTGAAGAGGTTGTTGTCGAAACACCTGAGGTAGAAACGACGGAATATGAGCCACTTCCTTTGGAAGAAATGACTAAAGATGAGCTTGAGCAATATGGGAGAGAAATTGGTATTGAGTTGGACAAGAGACATAGTAAGGGAAGACTGATTAACGAAATTCTTGAGCATTTAGACAGTTAATCAACTGTCCACTCTGCCCTCGACTCTGCCCCACTCTGCCCTATAATAACTTCAGTTGAAACAAACCACTTACATCATGTCCCTTTCGGCAGACTACATCCGCACTTCTCTCCAGTCTTTGTATGGAGAATCCATCACGACTGGTGATATTCGTGCTTGGTGTGCTATGAATGGTAGTAATTATCAAACTGTGACTAAAAAGATTGAGCAATATAAAGTTGGTCGTGGCAAGTGGAATCTTGAAGTGACACCACAAAAAGTCGAAGAGATTGAGCGTAATTATCAGGCACCTGCTGCTCTGCCTGCTGTTGAGCAAAACCTTATCCCCGAAAAAGATGATACCTTCGTCCGCTTTGGCAACTTCGGTGATGTTAAAAAAATTATTCAGTCCCGCTTGTTCTATCCTACATTCATTACTGGACTCTCCGGCAATGGTAAAACTTTCGCAGTGGAGCAAGCGTGTGCTCAAACGGGACGAGAGCTCATCCGTGTGAATATTACAATCGAAACCGATGAAGATGATCTTATTGGCGGTTTCCGTCTTATTAATGGAGAAACCGTCTGGCATAACGGACCCGTTATTGAAGCCCTCCAGCGAGGGGCAATTTTGCTTCTTGACGAAATCGACCTTGCATCAAACAAAATCCTTTGTCTTCAATCCATCCTTGAAGGGAAAGGCGTTTTCCTCAAGAAAATTGGCAAGTTCGTTAAAGCTGCGGAGGGTTTCAACGTATTCGCCACCGCAAATACAAAGGGAAAGGGATCTGATGACGGACGATTCATTGGAACTAATGTGCTCAACGAAGCCTTCCTGGAAAGGTTTCCAGTGACTTTCGAGCAAGAGTATCCTACCCCTGCAATCGAACAAAAGATTGTCGAAGGTATTGCCCTAGACCTTGGTGTCGAAGATCGAGACTTCTGTAAGCGTCTTGTTGATTGGGCAGATATCATCCGCAAGACTTTCTATGATGGTGGTATTGAAGAAATCATTTCCACTCGTCGTCTGGTTCACATCATCCGTGCCTATAGTATCTTCAAAGATAAGGCAAAGGCAATTGAAGTTTGTGTGAATCGTTTTGATGATGAGACCAAGCAAGCATTCCTTCAGTTGTATGATAAGGTTGATGCCGACTTTGAAATGCCCGTTGAGGAGAATAATTGATGAAAATTATTAACTACGACGAACCAGTTCCTCATATTATTGTGAATAATCTATATACTCAAAATGAATTGAGTATGATATGGGAAGAATTAAATTTTCTTTGCTATCCTATGAAAATGGATATTCCTTCCAGAAGAGAATCTGCATATGATATTGAAACTGGGGAGATACTTAAAAGTAATACTATTTTAAATATTGATGGAATTTATACAGATAGAAAATATTCAAACATTTTGAATATTAATAGAAAAGTTTTAAATCCAAAATTTTACAAACATAATCATTGGATGTTTAGTAATTTTATACCCTTATGCGATACTACTTTGATTTCATATTATGAAAACGAAAATTACTACAAAAAACATCATGATGCATCTGCAATTACTGTATTGACTTGGTTTTATAAAGAACCTAAAAAATTTAATGGTGGGGATTTAATTTTATCTTCGGGAGAAAATGATAAAGTGATTGAAGTTAAAAATAATAGATGTGTTATTTTTCCGGGAGCAGTTCATCACACCGTTACTACAGTAAGCATGGATAAGAAATATGACGGCACATTAAGCGGTAGAATTTGTATGTCACAATTTTTACACTACCATAAATTAGAACAATCGTTGACAACTACAAACTAATTTTGCTATAATGATTAACGCATGGAGTTTACTTTACGATGAGGTTTTGAAAATGCAAACAGATCACTATTTTTTTTTTTTTTTTGAAGAAGCATTTGACAATTACGTCATTAATATTAATGATATTGGTATTGGAAATACTGCGATTAATTCGGAATTCGTGAATGAGTTCAGTAATCAGAATGGTTTTTGGAAGTATGAAGAAGATAAGACTCTGAATGAGATTAAAGATTACATCTCTGGAACATATCAGTCTCACTACACTTCCAAGGAATCAAAGACACAAACTCTCGATTTGATTGAGAGTATTGGTGATGCTGAAGCATTCTGCCGTTCTAATGCCATCAAATATCTTTCACGATTTGGTAAGAAGAATGGTAAATCTAAGATGGATATTCTGAAGGCAATACATTATTGCGTCCTTCTTTACCATTTCTCTGGTTTACATAAGCAAACCAGTTCCTACCCACAATGAAATTACGAGCCCATACAATGAAACTTTCTGAAAAAACTCTGATTACCCTCAAGAACTTTGCTGGTATCAACAACTCTATTCTTGTGAAAGCAGGAAACAAACTTCGTACTATTTCTGTTGCCAAGAATATTCTTGCCGAGTCAGAAATCAAAGAAGAGTTTGAAAAGGATTTTGCTATCTACGACTTGAATCAGTTTCTAAATGGTCTTAGTCTTCATAATGATCCCGAACTTGATTTCAAAGAAGATTCTTATCTGACTATTCGTGAGGGTAAGCGTCGTGTGAAGTATTTCTTTGCCGATCCTAATGTTATTATTTCTCCACCAGAGAAAGAGATTCAACTTCCTTCTAAGGATGTTTGCTTCCAATTAGATAGTGTAACACTAGAAAAACTTCTAAAAGCAGCAGCAGTTTATCAACTTCCTGATTTCTGTGCTGTCGGTGAAAATGGAGTCATCAAACTTGTTGTTCATGATAAAAAGAATGATACTTCCAATGAATATGCTATTGTAGTTGGTGAAACTGATAAAGAGTTTGTGTTTAACTTTAAGGTAGAAAACATCAAGATTATTCCTGGTGCCTATGATGTTGTGGTATCATCTAAACTTCTATCTGAGTTTACCAATGAATCATACAACTTGAAGTATTATATTGCTCTGGAGCCAGACAGCACTTTTAATTGAATGGATTGTTAATGATGAGTGATTTTATTTGGGTCGAAAAATATCGACCAAAAACAATTGAAGAATGTATCTTGCCAGAAACTACAAAAGAAATGTTTCGACAGTTTCTAAATAAGGGTGAAATTCCTAACATGCTTCTGGCAGGTCCTCCTGGAATTGGCAAGACTACGGTCGCAAAAGCACTATGTAACGAACTAGGAGTAGATTATTATGTCATCAACGGATCCGATGAAGGACGTTTTCTCGATACGGTCAGAAATAATGCGAAAAATTTCGCTTCGACCGTATCACTTACGTCAGATAGTAAACACAAAGTCATCATCATTGACGAAGCAGATAATACAGGGAACGACGTACAACTCTTACTACGGGCGTTTATTGAGGAGTTTTCTACCAACTGCCGTTTCATCTTCACCTGTAACTACAAAAACAAAATCATCGAGCCCCTTCATTCCCGCTGCTCAGTGGTTGAATTCGGAATTAAAGGAAAAGAACGATCCGCAATTGCTGCTCAATTCTTCAAGCGACTCAACTTTATCCTGGACCAAGAACGGTGCGAAGCAGACAACAAAGTCCTCGCAGAACTCATCAACAAACATTTCCCCGACTGGCGACGAGTCCTCAACGAATGTCAAAGATACTCCGTTGGTGGCAAGATTGATGCGGGAATTCTGGCAACGTTTACGGACCTGGTAATCAATGATCTCATTAAAAGTCTCAAAGAAAAGAACTTTACGGAAGTTCGTAAGTGGGTTGTCAATAACCTGGACAATGATATTAGCGTACTTTTTAGGCGTATTTATGATTCTCTTTATGAATCGTTGGTTCCTGGTTCCATTCCTGCTGCTGTGCTTGTTATCGCTAAGTATCAGTATCAGGGAGCGTTCGTAGCAGACCAGGAGATAAATATGCTTGCTTGTTTGACCGAACTAATGGTGGAGTGTGAGTTTAAATGATTAATGTATTTGGTGAAGAGGAATTTAAACCAATTATTAGATTTGGAATACAAATTCCAAATTACTCTATATCAAAAGATGGTAGAGTTTATAGTCATAAAAGAAACCTAATTAAAAAACCTACTATTAGAAGAAGAAATGGAAAAGTGACGGATGTTTCTACTTCTATTCCTATTCCAGAGGGATTATTTGGTGAAGTTTACAACTATAGAAGATATGGAAGTGGTATAAATGTATATGAACTTCCTCTTCCAATTCATAGGGGAGTGATGGAAACTTGGAGACCCATTGATGAATATCCTCCAGATAGACTAAAAGATGATTGGGATAATGCTCCAGAATCATTTAAACAATGGGTAAGAGAAACAGCTTATATTGATCATATTGACGATGACCCCACAAATAATAATGTAGATAATTTACGTTGGGTAACACCAAGAGAAAATGCTAATTGGGTAAAAAGAAATTATGATATTGAGCGGGATGAAAAAATGAAAAATGAAAATTGGGAGGAAGAACTTAGAGAAAAAAAGAATCGGCAATCCAAGAATTATTATCATCGAGTAAGGAAATTTAAACCCCGAACAGAAGCAGACAAAGCAGCGGCAAGACGATGGTATGAAAAAAATAGAGATAGAATTTTATTAGAACAAAAAAACAAAAAAAATGGTGGAGTGTGAATTCAAATGAATATGTTTAGGATAAGTCGAAAAAATCTCAGAGAAGAGATTGTGAAGACAACTCCAGAAAATGTGAAAGAAGCAAATGAGGGTTTGTTTCGTGTTAAAATGAATCTACCAGAAGCTGCAAAGCATTGTGGTATGACGCAGAAAGAAATGAAAATGACTTTCCTTGAATATTTGAAGTATCATCCTGTTGATTATGAA